TTTCATTCTTAACTCTTTTCAAAGATTTTTTGGCCAAGTATCTTGCGTGATTCAATGGCTTCAAATCTTCTGCATCATTGATGTTGGAGACAAAAGGTCCGTCTTCCTGACTGGTTGGTCCTTTTGCCTCAGTTACTTTTTTTCTGTGTCCTGTTCTGGTGTGTCTTTTTGTTTAGAACCACCGTAACGAGAACCTTGTTTAACGCCAGAACCACCATTTGGTTTTGGCTCCGCACGTTTCTTAACATCAGCCATCATTTCTTCCCAACCTTCTTTGAATTGACGGAGAGTTTTTGGTTGTCTTTCTTCTTTTGTTAAACGATCAACTGCTTTGTCAACATGGACTTTACGTTTACGTGCATCGGATTTGAACTTATCAGCAAGTGAAGTAGATGCATTTTTCATTGTATCGCTTCTTGCCTTGGATGCTTGATGTTCAAAATCACCTGCAATTTTACGAGAAATTGTAGAGTCGGCTGATGCTTTCTTAACATAAGAACCAAGAGTGCTTTTAGACAACTCATCAATTTGTTCAGATTCCTCTTGGACTTTGTTCTGCATCTTAGCTCTAATACCACTAATTGTGCTATTTGGTTTTAATGCGGCACCAGTATTTGTATCAAAATTCTTACGATCTTGTTGTTTTTGACCTGTAACAACATTACCACGATCTCTCAATTGGCCTAGTAGGCTTTCATCAACAACTTCTTCTTTCTTCATCTTGTCGTGAGCTTTACCCATGTTCTGTATGTCTTTGGCATTTTCTTTTGAACCAGACTGAGTTTTGCCCTTCATATATTCAGATTTTTTCTTATCCATGTAAGAACTTAATGTTGACTTAGACAACTCACCAAGTACTTCAACTGCTTCATCAACAGTTTCTTCTTCTTTGACAGTTTTCTTTTCACCACGAAGAATTTTAAAATCTTCTGGATCAACTTTGTTGTTTTTATTTTTATCAATTAAATGTTGATTGCCCTTGAGTGCTTCTTGTTGAAGAATTTCTTCAATTGCTGCAACCATGCTATCTTTTTTTCTTAGGTCTATCATTTTTGTTCTCCGTTTTTAGCAATTCCACTTGCGTAGTGATTTATTGATTCTTGAATCTGGATCCTTGGCGGTTGCCGCAGAAGTTAATCTCTTTTTCATTCCCGACATTCTAGCACAAAAGGATTTACGTCTATTTGCTGCCTTAGATCCAGGTTTTAATTTTGATGGTTTTGTTGTAACAGCCATCGACAATTTTGAACCAGGATTTTCTGCACGATAAGATGCAATACCTTTTCTATTTAAGCCACCATCTGGATTTTTTCCAGCAGAACGCTGCCATGCGGCAGTTTCTACCATGAATTCTTTAAAACTTTTTAACATTTTTTGCTGCCTGTGCCATTGTTTCACCTTTAGCTTCTGCTGCTCCGCCGTGGCCAAAGTGTTTTTCTTTTTCAGCCTGGTCAGAATACTCTTTTGCTTTATTCATCAAATGAGCTTTTTGACGCTTCAATTCCTGAGCGTCATGTTGTTGTGTTACTGGTGTCGATTCTTTGACAAACTCTGTGAATTTTTTCATTTCTTTTTCTTCTTGTTAAAGTAACCCATCTTATCGTTTGGATTTTCCATTGGCTCTTTGTTTGTTGAACCACCTAAAACACCAGCTACTCCCATTTCGGAATCTGATGGATCATTAAATGATTCTCTAAATCGTTTAAAATCGACTTGCTCTCTATATGTCACATCGCCAAGACCAGACATAGGGTATACTGTTCCCTGTTGGCGAGTATCAAATTCTTGGCTGATTCCGGAAACATTCCTCATTCTCTGACTAACAGTAGGAGAATCAACCAAGCCTTTTTTCTTTATTTTTTCTTTGTCTTTGCTGAAGTTGCTTTCTTTCGGGGCTGGGTAGACTTTAACTGTGGGGCCGGAGTCTTCGGTGTAGGTTCTGAAGGTGTAACCTCCACGCTTGGCGTTTCTATCCCACTTGATATTGTCGGCGTTGGAGTCTCCTGCACGATTGTCTGGGGTAATGTCACTTGGACCGTCTGCACTGGGGCCTGTTCCGGCTGATACTTTTGGATGTCCAGTGGATGCTTGTCCTGTACCGGTGCGCTTGGTTTTGTAATTTTCAACAAATCTAAAATTCTTTTTAACATTTTCATCTTCCTTAAAAACAGAGTCAGTTATATTATATTTACCGTGATTTTCCAACCAAGAGAACGCAATTTCATTAAATTTTTTATTCTCAATAAATGTATTTATTTTTTCGTAAGTGTCAGAAATATCTTCTTCAATTTCATCTAATGTAGTACTGTTATTGAATTCCATAAAATTCTGGAAGTTTTGAATGTATGCTTGCTTACTTGTCTGTGCAAGTTTCCACTTATCATATCTAATTGATTCGGCAAGTGTTTTTGTCAATCTTTCATTTCTCTCTTTACTGGCTTCGTTGGTTGTGTCAACAAATACCATAGTGGTACTATAACCTAATTCTTCCAGTTCTTCTTTGATGGTAAGTATTCTAGTGTGGTCATCTGCCGGTCCATTAATAATCAATGGTCCACGATTGCGGATTGCTTCTCTGCGGTGGTCATTTGTCTTTTCAGATAACTTTTGTTTATCCATTAGATATTCGAAAGCCTGTACCGAATTCAATTCTACAGCCTTAGCTTCTGGAATTGCTTCACGAATGATAATGTCTTTACCAGAACCAGGACCACCTGTCACAAATATGGCTCTGAAAAGACCACGATTGTAATTCTCATTTATACCCATGCCTTTACGAACATCACGGAACAATTCTTTCGCATGTTTCTCAGGTACTTGTGAAGGTACACCTTGTTTAAAGGAGTTGAAGTCACCACCCCTTGCATGTTCACGCATCTTAGAGGCTGACATACCTTCTGCACCTTCGGCATCAGGATCACGTTGGCCAGCAGATTTAACTTCAATCTTTTTGAAATTGAAAAGACAACCTTTTGCTGTTCCGTTGTATTGTTTCAATTTCTCTTGGTATTCATTGACACGGTCCGAACCTGCAACCATAATCAAATGGTCGTGTCCCATTTGATGCAATCTCGCTGCGTGTTGTAGGAATGTTGGTTGTTCTTTGCTTGAGGTTTCAATGTTTGTATCTGGGAAAAATCTCTTAGCGTGTTTTAATTTTGATTTTACATCCAAAGGATTCTTCTTAACGTCATTAGAATGTGAGATTATAACGTGGTGTGGTGCTTTATAGTCTTTTCCAATTTGTTTAACTCTATCAACCAATTTTTCATGGCCAGTTGTTGGTGGATTCATGCGACCAAAAGCCATCACCACCGGCTTGTGTGTTTTTGAATCTGATTCTAATTTTTCTAAAAATGATTTCATTTAATCTTTATGTCCCAAAGTTTTCTTGAATTTAAACAAATCTTCATCTTTATCTAAATCATGTGTACTTTTATTTAAACCTGATCTGCCATCAGGATGAAATGCAACTGTTCTAGCTGATTTATTACCTTTTTGTTTCTCTCTGATTCTCCAAGAACCTTTACCTGATATGTTGGGTAGGCCATGGCCAGTTTCATCTTTTTTGCCCACACTATATGTACCGTAACCACCAACCTGCAAAACATGTACATGATGGTCTTGTAAATATGCATGTGCTGGATCCAAATTGGGATGTTTAATTTCTACTGTCTTTGCACGACCAGATTCTGTTGTTATGGCCCTGTTGGGATTTTTAAAATGTTTGTTCATGTGGTTTAAAACTCCAGACTTCTCTATTTCTTTTGCATAGAGTGGTCTTGTTGCTCTTGCTCGATCACTTACGTGCCAACCTTTTTCTTTGTTATGGTGTATAGTTAATTGACCCATTGCGGCCGTAACACCNTCTTTTGTTTCTCCATTTAACATAGAACCAGATACTGCACCGGGATGCATAATTTTTTTATTTTTATTTTCAACTGCAAAGTCTGTGCCGCTTGTAGAACCTGCACCTATAAGGTGATGTGGCATAATACCATGTTGTTTCAACCTATCAACAAATTTAGATTCATAATGGTGTCCTTTGTTTGGTGGTGCTTCGCCTGGTTTGTGTAGTCTTGAAAGAGGTATAAATTGTTGATTTCCAGATTGATCTCTGGCATCAACATGAATTTTTCCACCAATTCTTCTAACACCTTTTATTTGAACTGAAGAACCGGCCGGTAAATCTTCGTGTTCCGTTGCTAATGTATGCGTGAATTCTTTTGAATTTATGTGTGGTTCAATATATTTTTTTAAATGATCTTCTCCTGCTATACCAGAAGAAGCCATTCTACCACGACCCTCAGTCAATAAAAAGGATTTAAAAGAATGCATCAAATATTCCTTATTCCTGCAAAATTTCTCTTAGAGAATTCCGCACGATTAACAAATTTGTCCGATTCGTTATTGTGATGGAAAACATATCCTTCTGGATTAGCATCTTCACCGGCATGTGAGTGTTGAAATTGTTGGTGTTGATTCATTGTATCAATTAATACACCTTTTGCGGCCTGTAAATGGCCATGCATCTTAAATACATTGTTATAGTGTTTTTTATTTTTTTCAATTTTACCAAGTTGATCTTTAAGTTCAGTTTGTTTGGCTGTACGATTCTTTTCAACTTTAAGTTTATCAATTTTTTTATTTGTATCGGTTTCTAACCAATTCTTAAAGTTTTGATGATTGGGTTCTTCACTTGTTCTAACTGTATGATTCATATAGGTTTCCAATGAACCACCAACTCCATGATGTGCTTTTGTACCAGCATACATGTCATCACCATGAGTGTCATGTACCGATTGAGCCATTGCAATGTGTTTGTTGAATTTCTTTTGTTCTTCTGGACTGAAATGAACTTTTGCTGTGTCCATTCTTGGATCAACTGAGAATACATCTGGATGTTTCTTGAAGTTTTCATGGTCAACTTCATGTGATGCATTTAGATTGCCTGCATCTTTACCTTGATATGACAAGTGTGTCACAACACCAATTTTTGCTTTCTTAACATCGGCAGCATGTTGGCCGTGAGCGGTGTAAGTTAGACCAGACGGATTTGGATGAAAAGAATGTCCACCATTTTTCTCTTGTTGTTTATCACCCTTGTCGGTACCAAACATCATATCACCTTGATAAACACCTTGTTTAGGTGAAGTCTT